CCGAAGTTCTTCAGCGATTCTAGGAGACCATCCAAGGATATTATCTCCGGCTTCTGGGACCTTGCTTCCGTAGAGCTTCGCCACAGCATCGCCAGAGATACCAATACTAGCATCGCTATGCTGGCGAATGAAAGAAGCAAAAATCTCCGGCGAGCGTTCTCTGGTGGCTGATCCTTGAGCGGCTTTAAGAGCTTCATCGAGGTTTCCTAGATCGATTTTGTTCTGCTCGAACTTAAGCTTATCGATTTCAGGATCAAGGCCGCGAGGGGGCTCACGACTTTCATCCAACCACGGTGATGCCTTTTCGATAATAGGTCTGATCTTGATAGCAGCGTCAGAGAACTTAACGTCTGGCACATGTGGAGCATGGACGCCAGAGGTCCCCATCATATACTGCTCAACCATTGACGCAAGGTCCCTGGAGAACTGCTCAGCACCTTGCTCATCGCCTGTTAGCTGCTGGTACCCTGCCTTCGCTCCTTCCTTAACGCCTTCCTTAGCACCCTCCAAGATTCCAGAACCAAAGCGAAGAACACCTTCAACCGGCATCGCCAGCGTAGCAGCTACAGCTGAGCCAAGCTTGTGTTCCTTTATGTCCTTGTCGGTTAGCCAGGAACCGGATGGGGAATCGCCAAAGCCTTTCTTGAACCCTTCCCAAGCACCAGAAAAGATCGACCCACCGGCCTCGGGCAGGCGAAGAACTCGCATTGGGAGGGAGAGCTTCTTAAGTTGTTCGCTGACCGAATCGAGGTTGCCATAGTCATCATTGGAGATTTTGGCATGCATCGGATCGGCGTCGACGTATTGGCGAAGGTATTTGTTAGAGGTAAGGAGGGAGGCGGTTAGGGCTGCCTTGTGCTGTTCTTCATAATTCTCCAAGTTAGGGTAGATCAACGTAGGGTTATCGCCAGTGGCGTCGCCTAGCTCTACCGACCTAGCAGCCTTCTCTGGATCATCAGCCAATGACGACATCGCATGAGCCATCGACGACCGTTGCTCACGGAGAATGAAGGAAGAGGGGTCTAGGCTAGGGTCTACGTCGGTGTCGCTCATGGCGAGGATTTCTTACCAGACGGATAGAGCTTTATAAGTTGGGTGCGGATATAGGCTCGGTTGAGTTGTTCAGGTGTGGGTTCGACTCCTCCCTTGGCGATCACGTCGGCCTTTACATCTTCTTCGAACTTAGACGGAGTGGGCTGGTCGTAGAATGGCTTCTTGCCTGAAAGCATTCCGAAGAAGTACGGCTCGGATCGTTGCTGAATCACCTGCGGAGCGATTTGTTCGTTGAATTCTTTATAAGTCGGCGGCTTGCCATGGTTTTCCTGCCAGATGTCGAGGGCGGATTGGACCGTCCCAGTCAGGTGATCATAGTCGTCTTTATTCGAAGTGGTTCGTTTATAGATGCCAAGGGCCTCCATCTGCGATCCCATCGACCCACGCATCCAACCAAGGGCACGGTCTACGCGTGGGTCTTGATTGGCGTTCTTCTTTAAGGCCTCTTGACGTTTGACGATCTTGTCCATCTGGGATTGGTTAAGGCCGGTCTGGTAGGGATCGATAGAAAGGAATCCTTCAACATCGTTATTCGACATCCCCACCATTTGATTATAGAGTTCCTCATTCGCGACTTTATTCTTAGCTGCGTTGTAGGAGTTGATCCTAGCAGGAATCGCTAGGCGATCAGTCTTTGGAAGGGCGTCGATGGCTGCTGCGACCTTGGGGTCAGCTCGAAGCTGTTGTTCGTCCTTGACGCCAGCACCGATAGCACCGGCGATGGTCTGTTGATTATCATAGGTTTCTTGCTTCTTAGCAAAGTTGGCTTGATTCCAAATACCCCGAACAGCAGCTACAGCATGTTGTTCAAGGATAGGATCGTCAGGGTCGAATGCTTTGGCCTTAGCCCTAGCCTCAGCTTCCATAACGCTAAGGGCCTTAGGCGCCTCGGTCTCAGAACCCTTGCCTGCCTCATAGACCGAGTTGGCAATGTTGACTGAACCTACTGCACGACCTTGAGCACGAACGATGTTGTCTACTTTGAGATAGTCTTCTTGAGTTAGCTCAGTTTTATTCTCGTCAAGCTCCTTGGCTGCGCCAAAAGGGTCTATTCGGGAGTTACCAATGATTCGCTGGGCCCACAGGCGAGATCGAGCTTTTTGAAGCAAGGCTTGCTCTTGAGGCCCACCAGTTTCGAAGCCATGGGCCGCTGATACAGTAATGGCGTTCTGCTGGGTCCTAGCTAGCTTTTCCTTAAATAGCCTTGGGTCCTTCGGATCATCCTCAACCGACTTAGCATCTAGTTCCATCTGGGACGTGGCAGTCCCTACTACATACTGACGCTGGGCCGTAGCGGCTGCGCCTGCACCGTTGAAGATCGATCGGCCCATGGTAGAAAGTGATTGGCGATCGTACATCTTCTGGGCCATAGGAGAGGATAGACTTCCACGGATGTTTCGCCTAGACTCTTGAAGGTCCTGTTGATATTTCGGAAAGGCATCTACTCGTTCCTTTCCTTCCTTGGCATTATAATCAGCATGAATCTTCCCCGCCTCAATCATATACTTCGCATCAGCTTCGGCAGCTTCGGTTTCGTTATTAAGATTTTGTAGAGCAATCGCTCGATTGAAGATTTCATCGCCAGCACCAACGACTGTCTTGCCAAGTCCCTGAACAGCCTGTGCTACCTCCCCACCAAAGGCAGCCCCCGGCACCCGAGGATTCATCTCCGGAGTGGGGATGTCGGCTAGGGTTTGACTAGGGACGCCAGAGTAAGGGACTTGGGCCAATTAGGTCTCCATAGCTAAGGCGTTCTTGCCAAAGGAAGATGAAGCTTGGAGCCATTTAGAAGAGACAGAGCCTGCGGTGCCGAGGATGGAGGCCACAGCGCCGATATCGCCAGCCTTCTTTGCTTGCTGTCCAGCAATCACATCTGCACCTGCTTCGGCGCTCTTAGTCGCCGCTTCAACCTCAAACCCATAAGCCTTCTTGGCGAAGTTAGTGCGGATTAGGTTTTGGTCATAGACACCGAGTGCGGTAGTAGATTGCCGGACCCCGGTTGCTGATCCTCCGGCTACATCAAATCCAGATGCAGATTGATCTACCTTTTGTTGAGCTACTGTAGCTCCAGTCTTAAGCCCAGATTGGTAGGCAGCTGAGCCTCCAGCTTCTTGAGCATAGCTTGCGTTCTGCAAGGCGATCTTTTGATTAAGCTGGGCGACTCCAGATTGATAGTTGTACATCGCCTGATCGGCCGCACCCTTTTGCAGCGAGCCATAGGCAGAGACCCCACCGCCGATAAGCGATGATCCAGCCCCAATCGCAGCCCAAGTGAATGGATCAGCCATTAGCCCTTCCTTATCTCAAACGGCCTAAACCAAGCTTCCTTGCCCTTAATCGGCTGACCGAACTTGGCCCCTAGCCACTTGAGCCAGCGGATGCTGCGGGTTGAGTTGACTTCGCAATAGCCAGTGATGATCGGCCATTCTTCGAGTATCTCGGCGATGGCCTTCTGTGAATAGCGAACGAAGAGGAACTTGTATTTCTCCACAACATCAGTCGAGAATAACCAGAGGTAGGCCTTATCCGACATCAAGCTCGGCGGGACCACTCCCCAAGCACAGCACATCGTTCCATCCACCGATCCGATGTAGAGCTTCGCGGAGAAGGTGAGGTATTGTTCAAGGACTTTTGTCTCTTCATCAGTTAGTATTCCCTCCTTGGCTTCAAAAATCAACTGTCTTGTCTTGGCCTTATCGGCAAGTTCGATGAGTGCTGTCATTTGGCAGTATCCCCAGGTGTTACTTGTGGAATGACTCCTAAGATGGAGGCAGGGAAAGGGAATGGTTGTTCGATGCAGTATTGGCCTGGGACAGTCCAGCTTGGGTCTAGACGAGTCATGGCGTCGCCTGTGACGAGATCGGTAACGCGGGTGTTGGTAGCTGAGCCGACGTTGCCTCGAACTAGGTCTTTCATTGGGATAAGGGTGGTGAAGGTCTTTCCGATTGATAGGCCTAAGGTTTGGTTAACCCTCACCGTCACTGCCGGGATGGACTTCATCTTCCCTTGAATGGTAGGTTCGCCAGTGTCGAGTTGGAGGGTTTGGAGTTGAGGAGTATAGGCGAGGCCGATAGTGACGCGGGTGTAGCCGACAGCGGGTAAGGCTGGGGCTGGGAGATTGAAGGCTCCGCTGGCAGGCATAGCGAATGGGGTGATAACCGCGACATTTCCAAGATCATCTGTTGCTAGGCCAGTAACGGTAGCTGCGGCTAAGTGTTGCGCCCCCATGAAGGCCAAGGTAGCTACGCCGTTGTATTGCAATCCAGCATCCACAGCCCAAGCATCGGTAAGGCCGGTAGGGTAGAATAGTTCAGCTATTCGTTCGACATATTGGACGGTGACTCCGTTGATAGATCGTTGTACTATAGTATAAACCGCATCTACCTGACCTGCGGCAACCGTCTCGGTGATAGATGCGACGGACTTAAATGCTCCTTGGGTATCACTATGAGACCAAGCAATCAAGTCTTGCTCTTTCAAGAAGGTTAAGGTAAGCATGGTTCCATCATTCCGCACCGCCCAGACGATCTTATAAGGCTCTTCAGCCCAAGCCCAGCCGATTATGGAGAATCCATAGAAGAGATGGGAAGATAAGACCGAGATATCGGTTCCGGTATAGACTTGAGTATAGAAGTTGAAGACGAGGTCTCGGACGATAGACCCCTTAGATTGAACATAGAGAACGTTATCATTGGCGACGATCGGCGGTGGGAAGCTAGCGCCATTGTAGGCTTGAGAATTGGCTACGATTTGAGTGGCTGAGATAGGCGACCCAGGCGATCCACCATTGATTAACCAAGCTTGCTTATCAGAGAAGACAATCAGCCCTTGAGGCTGTGTGATCATAGATTGGATTGTGTTTAACTGGCCAGAGGTCAAGGTACCAGAGATGGCGTTATCTGGCTCAACTGGAGAACTAGTGTTGAAGTTATAGTAAGCTCCTGGTTGAGAGAAGTCAAACTGTTGTGGGGAGCCTACGGGTCCAGCAAGGACCAAGCGTTGTTGAAATATCCCTGGTACGGTTGGATTGCCAACATCCCCGGCGATTATAACTGCAAGTCCAGACCCGCCACCAGCACCGGAGATGGTTACAGTTGGAGGGGTTAGGTATCCACTACCTGGATTGACTATATTTATTCGGCTGATTCCCCAAGTGAGGTTAAAGGTACCACCAGTACCAATGCCACTTGTGGAAACCTGAGCGACTGGATTCGCTGGTGTTGCGCCAGCAGAGATGGAGCCAGGATTGACGATCGCTATGCCAGTGATGTTACCTCCAGCTTGGGCGGTAACTTGTAATATAACTCCATGGGAAAGGGTTATAGTATCGCCTACGACGTAATTAATACCTGCCGCATTGATTGCAGCGATGTTACATTGAAGCAATGCTACTGCGGTGGCGGTCACGCCAGGAGAGGCTGAAAGGGTAACAGTCGGGACTGCTGTGTAGGTTCCTGATGCAGTAAGGTATATTGTAGCAACTCCTCCACCACCAGCAAATGGATTCTGTGCAATAGGCGGGCCAGAAGAGAAGTCAGGGCCGATGTTAGAGTCATATATAGAGGTCCCTTGTACATTGCCGATGAACCCAAATACAGACCCGCCGGGGACAGGGCCACCATAACTAGGATTAGCTCGATAGACGTTGTAACTAACTGCTCCAGTTACTGGCAACCAAGTAATAGTATTAGTTCCGGCGACAGTGCGAATGTCGGTGAAAGGCCCAAAACTAATATAGCCAGATGGAACACTTTCTTGTCCATTTATATCCACCGAAGTAAGGACATAGGCGTACCAAACTGTGCCAGCAGCGAGAGTTGTAGTTGCTGAAAAACCGCTGGGGGTGGCGATGGTGGTGCCGAAGACGATTCCAGTGTAAACCCAATTTGTTGCAGTGATTAAGACTAGTTGGGCAGGGATGTGATTCGGGTGGCACAGAATCATCGTGTCGACGTTTTGGACGTATTTTATTAAAGATAGCTCGCCTGCCGAATAGGGAGAGGCGATGGTGTAGATTCGTGCTGTTCCACCACCAATAGTGAATGGCGAAAGCGAAGCGAATGTAATTGCATTACCAAATAGGTCGGTAAGTCTAATATTAGCAGGGTCTTGAGCAGAGATGATGTAGTAATTACCGTTTAATTGTGTTGATCCTCCCACGCCGGATATAAATATCCAATCGCCTACGGCGTAGCTATTTATTACCTGTAAGTTAGCTTGACCACCTACATTGGTGATTCCAGTTATGGCTATGGGTGTTTCTAAGACTGGCGCTCCGTTGTTATAGAAACGGATATAGCCTTCGCCAAATTCGAGTACGTAGGATACAGTCAACGAGGCCTGAAAAGGAATAAGCCTCGTTTCGGTATTGGCTTTAGTCTTGAGGATGTATTTAGTTCCCGGCCGAGCTGTGGCCCCTCCTCGATAGTCGACGAAGAAGTTACGGAGGAGGGCTGCGCCAGAGTGGTACTTGGCGATGTCGACTCGAGCATTAAGGGCTGGTGCCCATTCGCCAGAGTTGAAGGAGAACTGCATTACTGGCTGGGCCACAGGCGATCCTTAGAAGAAAGTCGGGAGTAGGCCTCCCCAGTCGAATGCGTTGTAAGGTCCGGACTGGAATCCATCGGTCCACCAGATGCCTCTAGCGCGTATCCAATCGGGGGTAACATCGCTGACAGTTAGACCTTCGTTGCCATCGACCTTACGGGCCTCAGTAAGGGACATGTTCGCCATTTGGATACAGGCATTAGCAAGGGGCTTGTCGCCAGTCAGGCCCATGACGATGTCAGCACCGAGCTTACCTGCCATTGCATCTTGGAATATCGGGTCCCAGACATTAGGGTCAGTGATCTGGCGAATGTAGGTGAGGGTGGCGAATTCTTGATTGCAGAGGATGACTCGTTGGTTGCCTTTGGCGCCGAAGGTTAGGTTGAAGGTGGCACCAGAACCTAAGCCATCAGTTGAACCTTGAGCAACTGGGTTGGTTTGGGCTGCGAAGTAAGATCCACCAAAGGGTGGGTTGGCGTCAATGATCTGGGAAATCACCGAAACAGAAGTGATAACACCAGCCACCACACTGCCAACGAGAAGCTGAGCAGGAGCACCCAAAGGAGGAGCATCTGTCGGCCCCGAAGCAAGTGTAATAATATCACCAACAGCATAGCCGACACCACCAGAGACTACCGCTGCTGCGGTGACTGGGACGAATTGGTCTGATTGAATTCTGAACCTGATTGGCGATCCAAGCCAAGTCGAAGGGGCACCGCCAGTGATGGCAGTGGTGATTGGGACGTTGCCTGCAAAGCCTGTTTGGGTTGAGGGAATGATCCAACAGGCGCGGAGGCAGTCGGCTGGGTATTGGTACTCATAGGCCCAAGGCGGTGGAGGTTGGCCGGGCTGCCAGAGATTGGTGGCTGGGGAGGTATTCTCTGGAGTACCAGGTGTGGCAGAGATCAGGGACATGTTAAGAGTAGCCGTGGCAAAGTCCCACGGAGCCATACGAAGCAGGCTATCCCGAGTGTTATTGTAAGTCAGGTTAGCCTGTATCGCTTCGTTGGAACCATTCGCCAAGAGTTCCGCATCGGTCACAGTGGTTCGCGAGCCAAAGGCTTGCAAGGCAAGGTTCACGATGTCGGCTTTGGTGGTCATCAGTGCTTACCTTGTGTACCACAACAACCATGGTTGGTTCCACCTAGTCCTGGCCCCTGACGCATCTGGCCTGTTGGACCTTGGGGTGGGGAGTACGGAATCGGCTTCGGTTCACAGTGACCACCATTGGTGGCTCGGGAAGCCTGACCAGCGCCAGAGTCTTGGCCATATTCGGATAGGATGTCAGACATTAGATTTTCCTCCCTACATCACCAGCAGGTACTAGAGTTGGCTCAGTTTTCTCATCTTTACCCTTGGCTTCCTCAGCCTTTACCTTCTCAGCAGCCTCCGCAGCGGCTTTCTTATCTGCCTCGGCCTTAGCCTTGGCGATCTCCTTTGCAGCCTCATCATCCATGGCCTTAAGCTCTGCCACAGCTATGCCCATTAGATTATTATACCCTGGTCCAGCCGCAGCAGTAGCATGGACTACATCAAGAAGGAGTTTCGTACGTCCTAGATCAATGCTCATTTGTGGTTTCCTTGTGATCCGCAGTGGTGGATGGTGGTGGCAACTGGCTTCGGAGCGGTGAAGCCCCGGCCAGCCTCTAGCGGCGTTGGATTACTAATCACAGCCACGCCAAGCTGTGCAGCGCCACCTGGGTTGATGGCATGGGGAATGGGCTCTCGCTT